TACCCAGTGACTGCCGCCTTTATTGTGAGGATCAAGGTTATAAATAATACCTATCTTCGACTTTCCAGCTGCTTTTAATCCTGCCATATCGAGACTGCACATTTCGCTTATGAGACACTTTGTCTTGGTCTTATTGTACGGGTCGGGTGCTGCAAAATCAATTGGATAGGGACCAAGAAACTTAAAATCTGCGACATCCTCTTCATACTGCTTCATGACATTCTCAATATTTGTACTATCAAGCCACTTATCAGGATCTGTGCGCCATGCTTGAGGTTGAGGCGGGCGTAAATAGGCCATCTGAAGACGACGCTTCTCTGATTCATCAATGGGGAGTGCCTGAAGAAAAGAGTATTCCTGTATCGGCTGTACACCAACCCGATGTTCAAGTTGTTTCCGAAGGGTAGACGCAGCTACACCGCCAATCTGAGTTCGAAGTGTTGTAGGTGAACCGAAGACTTTAGAGGCTATCTTTTGTAATTCAGACGCAGGAAGACATCCATATGCCGGACGCTTTTTTCCGACACGCGGTCGACATTGACAGGGTCCCGGTCTATATTGTTCTGAACCCATTTTTTTGAGTCGTCTAGTTTTTCTGACCCCGACCATCCTACTGAAGTGTCAGATTCAAATCGTCATATCATTAGAATGGCGTACTCGATGGTCCGCTTTTGGTCGTATATCTTTACACCACTCTTAATTCTAGTAATTATCTTTGCAATGTTTGTGATTTTTTCACTTTCAAGTACACAAACAACCGTTGGCTCGCTCATTGCGCCTGCCCTGGCAATAACATCATCTATCGCCGCAAAAGCAACCTCTGTGGCCTCAACTGCGGCCACTGCTGCGGCCCCTAAAGTATCCTTTTCACCTACATCAGTAGGAACAGGACCATGACGCCTACACAAATCTTTCAAATGATACTTTTAGCCATTATTCTTACCGGCCTAGGATATGTTATCTATGCCGTCGGTAAATTTGCCGGCAGTAAGGACAATCTGAATGACATTCAAAAGAATATGGGAATCATCTTTGGAGTGACATTTGCTCTGGTTCTTATGCTCGGCATTTTCAGCTATATGTATATTCGTACGGATCCCGATGTTTTTGTACCGTTTACCCTTTTCATGCTCTTTGTAAATATGGAGATTTCACTGATTTCAGTCAGTGCGTCGGTTCTTCAAAAGATTGAATAAGGCATTCGGGTGTCCGAGGAGCTTGAATGAGGATTCCTAGGATACGGTGTTGAAGACGGGCACGGCCTGTCCAGAAAGTGTCATTGACACCCATTTGAAGACTAATGCCCTGAATTTGTAGGGTAACACGGACAATTTGACCACGTGTTATTACTCCCGGTTGTACATCTTCTGTCCAAGCACCATCTTTCCAGATACGAATCCCGTGCATACCCTTTCGTTTTTCCTGAAGAGTTGATGGACAATATAAATGTAACTTGTTTCCCTCGACCATCGGCTGAAAGAGTCGATACACCTCCTCGCGCGTAAACTTATTTGCTCCGAACCAAGCCACTTGGCTGGCGCAAATAACTTCAAGAAGACTGGTCTGAATAGCAGTGAGTTTGCTTGCGATCCAGTTCGTTGTCATGGAAAGTTCAAGGCGACCATTTGCGGGATTATAGGAGTCGATTACAAGATGCGGTAAAAGAATTGTGAGTATAGGCATTGTCACCTGTCCGTCTATATACGACAGTGGCACCATCGGCTTCTTTTCACGATTCACGCGTGTCACTAGAACGCCGTGATGTATTTTTCCAAGTTCGAGTTTTTGTAAAGGCACGCACCACTCCATTCTGGGTGTAAAGGTTTAACAAGTTTAGACCCAGGGAGATGCATCTGAGTTGGCGAGGTCCGCCTGGTTCAGGAAAACGACACACCATCCATCAAGAACTCTATACGCGCGCTGCGGCTCGTGGAGTGGTTTTAAAAATTGTTACAAAACTCTGGAGTCTCGAGAAACCAAAAGAAGACGATGGTGGTGAAGAGGATGAAGTGACCACAATTGCTTCAAAAGACCAGATACCTTTTGAAACATCAATGATACATTTCGGATTTGATGTATCGCGAATGAGTCTACAGGACCGTCATATCCTCAAGCCGATTCTTGAGCGTCTTGGAAAGGGTTCTCATGTACTCTCTGGTCGAGACCAAGCAGAGAAGCGAATTCTCGTCTTTTATCACGCACATCTACTGAGCACAGAATCATGCGTCATTCTACAGAGCCTTCTTGAGCAAGATGGGTCCGATATCAGTATCTGGTGTACCTCGGAGCATCCACTCCCGATTCGTATTGCGCATCATTTTAGGGAGATTGCAGTGGGTGGACCTGACCGGGCCTATGAAAAAATTAAGGAGCGGATTCAGATTGCGGGTGGTAATCCTTCTAGCCTCTTTGACCCGCAGACACTCTTTGACGAGGCTGTGCGGAGACTTGCTCGACCGGCGAAACCGACTCTAGATGAAGTCGCTGGTATTCGTACTTTTATCTATGAGTGTCTAATTCGAAATATCCGATGGATTGAATGCCTACATCATTTGATGATCTCCTGTCTGCGACTCCCTCTATCGGAATCTCATCGTCTGGAGGCACTGAGAATTCTGGCGAAGCAAGAGGGTTCTGCTGCGGGTCAGACAATTCCTAGTTATCGCATTCCGATGGCATGGGAGAGTACATTTATTAGAATGCGCGAAGCACTTTCTGGAGCCTTATCAGAGGAGGATGCTAGACCTCGTGGTACCGCCACTTCTGCGGGAACTAGTGAACACGGTGCGAGTACAACTCAGGGAGCCGCAACTACAGTGGATACAGGAGCAGCCGCACCAGGAAGACCTGCAGTGGCTAAAGCACGAGGCGGAAGAAGAAAGCCCGCATGATAGACTTGGACTGCGTAGGAGTCTCTGGGAGGGATATCGCGCGGGGACTGTACTGCTTGTTTGTAAAACATGCGGGGTGGCAAAAGTAATTATTTTACATGAAGCGAGCAGGCCATGTCCTGATATCTGGAAGACCTGGGGTCGCATTTTTCAACTATATGGTCAGGGGACTACAGGCTGGCATAGACAGACTGGAACAGGCTGGCGTGTCGGCTTATTTGCTGCACCTATACCAAGGATTTTACCAGCACCTGGTCAGCCTGTAGGTCCTGAGCATGTAAATGGTGGATATACAATTCCTTGTAAGCAAGACCGTATTATTATTTACAGAGAGGAGGAATGTACCCGTGTCCTACTTCATGAACTCTTTCATGCCGCGTGCAGTGATCGACTTGCGTCGCTGCCTCATATGGAGGCAGAAACAGAGGCGTGGGCTGAATGGGTCTTAGTTGCGTTGGCTTCAAAAGGTGACCTCGAGCTTGCGGTCAAATTAATGAAAAAACAGATTCGCTGGATGAGTGCGCAACATAGAGTACTACGAGCACACTATGGAGTCTCAAAACCGGAAGATTTTGCATGGAGATATACACTTGGTCGCGAGCACGCCTATCAGCGTCTTGGCATTCATGTGCCTATCAGCGTCGGCACTTCTCATGTAACATCGAGCCGCCTCACAGCACCCGCGCTTGAACACGACTCGTTTAAACAGAGCCTCTAGAAGAAAAACTAATGAATCCAGAGCCATATCTCTATAAAGAGACATTGGTCTGGACAATGACTACAAATGGTTATAAATATTTGACATTAAATCTTATCAAAACTATTGAGCAAGTCAAGTGTCCTTGGAAATTGTTGGTTGTCGCAGCAGATCGTGAGAGTTACAGTTTTTTTCGGAATGAAGGCTATGCTGTGGTTTTGTATGGAAAAGCGCAGCGAACTCAGGAGACCACAATTAGCCGTTGGGGAAGTCCACAATTTCAACGATATAATTTCATTAAACTGGACATTGCGCAAACCTTTGCGCAGAATCCTTCTGTAAAGCGTTGTATCTACATGGATGGAGATATAACCCTTTTTAATGATTTTCTTCCGGACTTGACTGCGAGACTTGATGCATCACCCGAGGTGCTACTTTTTCAATGTGACCAGAAGGAGACCGGGCCCTGTACAGCTACAGGATGTACAAACTGTTGTACTGGACTGATTGCCTGGACACATGGACACGACCAGGGAGTCTTTGATATGACAACTCCTCAGTGGAATGAGGTTCGGGACGATCAGGCATGGGTGAATAGGCAACTCCAAGCAAAAAAAGTTCCTTATGTAACTCTACCGCGAGAACTCTATCCAAATGGAGCATATATTAATACCATTCAGGACTATCCAGGTGCATTTTTACTTCACTATAATTACCGCGTAGCAAACTTTAAAATTCTAGAAATGAAACGACTAAAAAAGTGGGTCATTCCGTATCTCTAGTGACCATGACCACCGCCACCATGACCGCCACCATGACCGCCATGATGCGCGATACCGCCACTATATCCGCCTGAGCCGTAACCACCATAACCCCAGGGCCCTAACACTCCCCCTAAGCCCCAATAATATGGAGAATAGATATATTGGTCAACAGGTACCTCTTGTATAATAACCTGCGGCTGTACTCGGGTACGCAGTAGATTGATTCCAAGTAAAGTAAGTACTATTCCAAGAAGTACTCCAAGAACTACACCCCACATCTCTCTTTTTGCTTTGGAAAACAAATCAAAAAAAGAGAATAAACGGTCAATGTGGGGGTCGAACCCACGACTTCACGGTTAACAGCCGTGTGCTACTACCAACTGAGCTAATCGACCAAGATGTCTCATAGCATATAAGCTAATCGACCAAGATGTCTCATAGCATATAAGCTAATCGACGAGGCTATTTTTACTTTTTGGATTTTAAAGATTTTCTTGTCCTATTTAATTTTTTCCACATTTTTTCTTTTCGTTTTTATTTTATTATTCGCCAGGCAATTTACGCCTTCGGCGCAACGGCCTCGACCTTCGCCACCTTGACATAGTGCTTGTTGAGGTAGCGCTGGAGGTTGAAGTACGTCAGGCCCTCCGTGTCCGCAACGCCCAGGAGCTTCTTGAGCGGAGCATCAGGCTTGATGTCGTGCTTGTTCTTGAGGCCCTTCTCCTTGATGTAGGTCGTCACCGCCTTCGTGACATTGGAGCGGCTCATCTCGCTGCCCTTCGGCTTGCCAAGGAAGACGCAGAGGTCATCACTCAGCTTCGTGGGGATCTCGAAGATGCTGAGGCGGGCCGGCTTCGCCGCGCCGTTCTCATCAAGCTGCGGCGTCGTGCGGCGCTTGCGCTTGCGGGCATCCTTGATCTCACGGGCCACACGCTTCTCAAGCTTCTTGAGCTGCGCGTGCAGCGTGGAGATGGTCTCGCGGAGGCCGTTCAGGGAACCGACCATGCCACGGATCTCATCGCCAACCGTCTGGACCGGCTCCTCAACAGCCGCCTCCGTAGCAACCGGCACAGCGGCAACAACGGCCGGTACAGCCGCTACAACCGCCGGCGCAGCCGCCTCGGCCTTCGTCGCCTTCTTGGCAACAACCTTCTTGGCCTCAACCGGCGCCACAACCGGCGCCGCCGCAACGGGGGGCGGCGCAGCAGCCGTCTCAGTCTCCTTCTTAGCTACACGCTTCGTCGCAACCTTGGCAACGGCGGGGGTGGAGTTCATTGTACTAGTACCGGTGGAAGAATTGGAAGACATTTTACGCACTATGAATTTTTTCATGAGTCATCTCGCTCAAATTTTTATATCCACGTTCACTTTTTTACATAAATTTCCCGATGGAATCCAAAAATACTCTTTTTTTTTTGAAGTTGACCCGTTTTTCGTCAATAAACTACCAAATCAAGAACTTTTTGCCTTTTTGGCTCTTACGGAAACCAAACTTCCGGCTAAGCAGGATATGGAGAGACTCCAGTTTCGCCGTTGTGCGAGTATCAAGAGCCGCAACCACCCAGATGCTCAATGTAATGCGAATGCATCTCAGGGTGACTTTTGCCAGCGCCATTCAAAGCGTCCCATACGTTTTTTTGATCGTAGACGCAATGATCAAAGAATCATATATACGCGCTCGAATACGCTTTTAGTTGGCAAAATTCAAAGGTGGTGGAGGCTCCTCATATCCAATAAACGTCGGCGTACACAGGGACTCTTTGTACATCTCAAAGATATGCTGAATAATACATCTGAAGTCTATTCTATGGAACCAGTTGGCTCTATTCCTCAGGTCTTCTTCTTCTCGTATGCCGATGCCCAGAAGAATGGCTGGGGCTTTGATATTCGTTCTCTTGTACACCTCACATCACAGGGCCAGCCCCTACAAAATCCGTATACACGCGAACCTTTTCCAGAGGCCGTAGTCGCCATGTTCAGAAAACGAGTCGAGTGGCTCAGAGCAAAGGAATACCCTTTACTATATGTGTATGATGAAGTACTTACCCAAGACCAAATCTGGAATCAACGTGTCCTCGATATCTTTATGAAAATCGAGGCCATGGGATATCTTCTCAATACTGCCTGGTTTCATGAACTCACCGCACGAGACCATCGTAACTTCTACAGGGCACTTTATCAACTCTGGTTCTGGCGTCTTGGTCTGAGTGCCGCAGAAAAAGATGAAATTTGTCCTGGTCATACTCTCGCAAGTACACGTCTTTTTCGCTATATTCCAGAGGATATTATGCGCGCACACCAGGATCTCACATGGTGGAAAAAGAAGAATCTGAATTTGATTCACGCCTTGGTGACGCGAGGAACGAGCAAATCACTGCGAGGGCTAGGAGCACTATACGTAGTGATGGGCTTAGTACAAGTGAGTGAGGGTGCCGCGGAAGCATATCCGTGGGTTCTTGAAAGTCTAGGCATGGATTAATTTGAAGGGAAACTATCCTTAAGTTGATTTTGGAATCCAGTCTGAGGGAATACCATGCCACCACCATAGATATTCTTATGATAATTGATATTTGACCTGCTACCATATGTATCAGGCTGTGTCGGAAAATAGCCACTGTATGCTCCGCATTTATTTAGATTTGGCAAATATGTGTTGTTATCTACAACCACACCATTCGAATTTGTAATCTGATATCTCTGACGAGTCTCATAGGTAAAGCACGGCAGTGTTATACCATTTGGATTGGTGGCAGGATTTGGGTCAGTCGATAC